GGATGTTACGTCAGACAAAGTGAAGACTGATGTAACTGCGGACGACTTTGACTTCTAATCTCCCGAGAAGAAACAAAGCGTTCTATAGAGGCTTGGCGGCGGGATACCGTTCGGGCCTCGAAGAAACCTTAGCGGATCAACTTCGGTCAAATGAGATTGAAGTATTGTATGAGACTGATCGTATCCACTACGAAATCCCAACGCGGCAAGCGAAGTATACTCCCGACTTCAAACTGCCGAAGAAGGATGGATTTTGGTATCTTGAGGGGAAAGGCATTTGGGCAGTCCAAGACCGCGCACGGCACATTCTGATCAAGAAGCAGCACCCAGACATCGACATTCGATTTGTGTTTAGCAACGCGCGATCCAAACTCTACAAAGGTAGCAAAACTACCTACGCAGACTATTGCGAGAAGCATGGTTTCTTATGGGCGCACAAGGTTATCCCAGACGAGTGGATAGCTGAGTGTCTCCAAAGGTGAGCGAGGGGCGGCAAAAGTCGCCCCTTTTTCTATTCTAAGGACAGCAGAAGATGAACAAACAGATTGACGAGATAGAGGCAGAGTTCGTCAGTCATGAGCCGTGTGAGGCTTGTGGCTCAAGCGATGCCAATGCCCTCTACAGTGACGGTAGTATGTGGTGTTTCGCCTGTGAGACTTACAAGTCATCAGGTGACGACAGTTTCGAGACTACCATCCAAACACAAACTAAACGCGAGTTACTTGAAGGTGACTACGTGGAACTACGGAACCGTGGCCTAACCGAAGCCACCTGTCGCAAGTTTGGCTATATGGTGGGGAAGTTGAATGGTGAACCTGTGCATCTGGCGACATACAAGACGCGCCAAGGCCAAGCCGTAGCACAGAAGGTACGCACCAAAGACAAGAAGTTTTCCGTAGTCGGTGACGCTAAGGCGATGGGCCTCTTTGGGTGGCACCTGTGGTCCTCTGGTAAGAAGTTGGTTGTGACGGAAGGCGAAATTTGCTGCCTTTCAGTGTCCCAAATCCAAGGTCATAAATTTGCAACGGTAAGCGTCCCCCACGGCGCACAGAGTGCCAAGAAGCACTTACTGAAAGAAATAGATTACCTCAGTAACTTTGAGGAAATCATTTTGATGTTCGATCAGGACACAGCAGGGATTGAGGCAGCCAAAGCGTGTGCCGAAGTCTTGCCTCTTGGTAAAACTAAGATTGCCGTGTTGCCCTACAAGGACGCCAATGAGTGTCTGATGAAAGGTGAGGCAGGTGCAATCATCACAGCCATACACCAAGCGCAGCATTACAGACCAGATGGCATTGTGGCTATGGCAGACATGCGTGACTTAGTGGCAGCCAAGGATGCTGAAAGTCCAATCAAGTACCCCTACCCCAAACTTAATGAAATGCTCAAAGGTATTCGCACAGGACTTGTGACGATTGCGGCAGGGTCTGGGGTCGGTAAGTCAACCTTAGTTCGGGAGTTGGCTTACAAGATACACCAAGACGGATTCACTGTGGGGATGATGATGTTAGAAGAGTCCACCAAGCGTACCGCACAGGGGCTTGTGGGCATTCACATCAACAAGAACATCACCATAGATAATGAGGCAGCCACAGACGAAGAGATAACCACGGGCTTCGATGACCTGATGTCAAACAGTCCCATCTATCTCTTTGACCACTTTGGTAGCACTGACATGGACACCATTGAGAACCGTATTCGCTACATGAAGCACGGTCTGGGGTGTGACGTAGTCTTCTTAGACCACGTGAGTATCTTGGTCAGTGGATTGACCGCTGAGACCTCTAACGAGAGAACTCTCATCGACTCAATCGTCCACAGACTGCGTGTCCTGTGTTCTGAACTAGACCTTCCGCTAATCCTTGTGTCTCACCTACGCCGCCCAAGTGGTGACAGAGGCCACGAGAATGGCGATAGAGTGTCCTTGAACCAGTTCAGAGGAAGCCACGGTTTGGTGCAACTCTCGGACGCCTGTGTTGGCCTTGAGGTGGACGCTGAAGACCCAACAGCGGGTCTCAGAAACTTAGTTGTCTTAAAGAACCGATTTACAGGTGAGGTCGGTCCCGCAGGTCAACTCCAGTATGACAGAGACAAAGGGCGTCTTATGTCAGCAGATAACTTCATGCCCTTCTAATGGAGACTAAAGAAAACATGCAGCAGACACAGATGAAGTTCGTAGACATCACATACGTTCCAGACGAATTACTCAACAAAAGTGAACGTGACATACTCGACGCAATCCATGCATCGGGTACTTCGGGGATAATAGCAGCGGAACTCTGTCGGGAACTTCCGCAATACGCCTATGGCACCGTGACCAGTAAATTCAAAAAGATGGTCAGACTTGGACTAATTAGCGTAATCGGGCAGCGCAAAGGTCCGCATGGCGTAATGCAAAAGATTTGGCAACACGTAGATTTTGAAACAAAGGCGACACGAAATCATGGTTAATCACTCGTACACAATGAACGACTATCAGGCAGATACAGCCCACACTGCAATCTATAAATGGAAGGTCATCTACCCTGCCCTTGGTCTAGCCAATGAAGCGGGTGAAGTCGGTGGTAAGATCAAAAAGTTGATCCGAGACGATAACATTCGTTTCGACGGCAAAGTAATGTTGAGCGACAAGCAACGTGCGGACATTGGCGCGGAACTCGGTGACGTACTGTGGTATGTCGCAAGCCTCGCACGTGACTTGGACATATCTCTGAACTCAATCGCAGCCATGAACATTGAGAAACTAAACTCACGTAAAGAGCGTGGGGTCATTGGTGGCTCTGGCGACACTCGTTGAGATGGGTCTTTGACCTAGAATCTAATGGACTACTGGACAAAATGGACCGCATCCACTGCCTTGTCCTACGCAGTCCAGACACAGACGAAGTAAGGGCTTTCCGTCCTGATAATATCGAAGAGGGTGTTCGCCTTCTTTCAGAGGCCGAAGAAATCATAGGCCACAATATTATCGACTTCGACATCCCTGCAATACAACTCGTTTATCCCGACTTCGTGCCTTCAGGTAAGGTGACGGATACCTTGGTCCTTTCTAGGATGATCAAGCATGAGTTGTTTAATGAAGACGCTGAGAAAGGTTTTGCACACGCAGACTTTCCAAAGCGTCTATGGGGTTCCCACGGCCTAAAGGCTTGGGGACTTCGCCTCGGTGACTTTAAAGATGACTACGATGGTGGTTGGGAAGCATTTAGCGAAGAGATGCTATCCTACTGTATCCAAGACACACAAGTCACCGACACCCTCTACAAGCATTTCATGAGCACCAAACCATCGGAACACTCGATAATGCTTGAGCATCGAATGGCGGTCATCTGTAAAGAGATTGGCAGCAATGGTTGGACTTTTGATGAACGCAAGGCAGGTGATCTATATGCGCTACTTGCACAGAAAAGACACACCATTGAAGACAGTCTGAAAGACCTATTCCCGCCTTGGGAGGTTCATGAGGACTTCATCCCTAAACGTGACAACAAGACTAAAGGTTACGTGGCGGGTGAGGTGTTCGTTAAGTCAAAGACTGTCTACTTCAACCCCAACTCAAGGCAACACATCCACAAGTGCTTGGTCGATAAGTACAAGTGGAAGCCAAAGAGTTTTACTGAAAGTGGTCAGGCTAAGATTGACGAAAAGATACTAGCCGCACTGCCCTACCCAGAAGCCAAACAACTAGCCGAGTTCTTCTTGATACAGAAGCGGATCGGTATGTTGGCAGAAGGCAAAGGCGCATGGTTGAAGAAGGTCGATGATGATGGTCGCCTACGTCACCGCTTGGTGTCAAACGGTACTACCAGTTCTCGCGCAGCACACCAAAACCCAAACCTAGGGCAAGTGCCTAGCACCGGTTCTGAGTATGGCAAAGAGTGTCGTGAGTTGTTCACGGTTCCTGATGGTTGGTGGCTGTGTGGTAGTGACCTTTCAGGGATCGAAGTGCGTTGCTTGGCCTCGTACCTTCACCCTTACGACAAGGGCGAGTATGCACAGCAGATACTTGAGGGTGACATACACACCTATAACCAACAGGCCGCGGGTCTGGAAACTAGGAGCCAAGCAAAGACATGGCTATACGCTACACTATACGGTGGAGGTGATGCTCTCATTGGTGCCATTGCTGGCGGTGGTGCGCAGAGAGGTCGTGAACTCAAAGCGAACTACGACAAGGCAGTTCCAGCGTTTGCGACACTAAAGAAGAACCTCAAGACTGCGTTTAAGCGTGGGTACATCAAGGCGATTGACGGACGGAAACTAAAGATACGTTCCGAACACCGCTGTCTCTCACAGTTGCTTCAGTCATGCGGCAGCATCGTGAGTAAGCAGTGGGTCATGATGACCTACGACGAAATCAAGAAACAACATGGCGACGATGCATACATTGTGGGCTGGGTCCACGATGAAATTCAAGTTGCCTGTAGAACTAAGGAAATTGCTGAACATGTCGGTAATATCTCTAGACGAATGGCGGAAGCGTCAGGCGTTGCTCTCGGAATTAAAATCGCCATTGCCGCAGAATATTCCGTGGGAAAAACTTGGGCTGACACGCACTGAGGTTGACGAGTACATCGAAAACCTTGTGGCACTCTACGTGGTGCTTGACCGTGCGTGGCGGTCCCCATTCACCGTTAAGTCTGACTTCGCCCGTAAGGGTGCAATGCACGTGGCTATCGCTGCGTCTGAGGGCTTCATCACAACAAAAGTAGACGTCGATTCATGGGGCAGCCGTTGGTGCATCACGGAGATCGGAATGGAGGTCAAAGGAGAAATAGATGATGTTCTTAAAGAACTGCTACCCCCACACAACCCTAGTCATTGACGGTGACTTGTACTTGTACCGTTGTGCCGCCTCTTGTGAAGAGGAAACGGATTGGGGTGACGATATATGGTCACTATCTACCGACTTGAAGCAAGCGAAGGAACACTTTGCTGCGATGGTCAAAGACTTCGAGAAAGACTTGGATGCCAAGGAGGTTGTTGTCACACTATCTGGCAGTAACAACTTCCGCAAAACTGTCGAACCTACCTACAAGTGGGGGCGAAAGAAGACGCGGAAGCCTGTGGGCTACAAGGCTCTCACTGAGTGGGTCAAAGAGACTTACAACACCATCCAAGTTGACTGCCTAGAGGCAGATGACGTCATGGGAATCCTAGGGTCTGTACCTCAGACCAAAGCGATTGTTGTGTCGGATGACAAGGACATGAAGTCTGTCCCTAGTAAACTCTACAGACCCACAACTGAAGAACGCCTCACGATCAGCGAGGCAGACGCAGACCGGTACTTCTACACACAGACACTCACAGGTGACGTCACTGACGGCTACGCAGGGTGTCCAAAGATTGGACCAAAGACCGCAGAGAAAGTGTTGGGCAGCCACCCGACTTGGAACGCTGTGGTCGCCGCATATCAAAAAGAAAACCTAACCGCAGACTACGCGCTGACCCAAGCGCGATTAGCCAGAATCTTACGTCACCAAGACTGGGACGAAGAGGGCCAAGCGGTCAAACTTTGGGAACCTACAAGATGACACCAGATCAATATCAAGTGATCGTTAAGAATGCCTTCAACCTCCCCTACTATACGGACAAAGTGCAAGACTGGATACGCTTCGAAATGGAGTCCCATGAGGACAGAATCTGCCGCAACTATCTCCGTGGTGAAAACGGACACATGATGCGTGATCGTTCACCCGCAGCGGTGCAGATGCAGAAACGCCAGTCTGATAGTCGCATGAAGATTAACACTTGGCTGCTGAACAACCCACCGAACTTCATATTCACGAGTGAGAAGATCAACGAGTTGGGTGTGCCTCGGTCAACCATCCGTGACCAGTTCGTCCGCTTGTTCCGTAATGACATTATTACTGAATATGGGGGACGTTCTCAGTCTGGATACAAGAAGTACATCATGAACGAAGAGCAACACAAAATGCTCAAGGAGTTGTGTGGCATTGACTACTGAGAAAGACCTAATTGAACGCCCAGCGCACTACGCACAATGGGCGATTGAACCAATCGTGTTCATCATGGCAAACAAGTTCGAGTTCTGGCGCGGAAACATAATCAAATACGCAAGCCGCGCAGGGTCCAAGGATTACTACGGACAATCACCCGAACTTTCTGAAATCACCGATCTACGCAAAGTAATTCGATATTGCGAAATGCGGATCAATGAAATCGAGGGAAAGAAACCTAATGAATAACTATCTGCCAACAGACTATCAGGCGTTTATACACACATCACGCTACGCCAGATGGATTGAAGAAGAAGGCCGCAGAGAAACGTGGTCCGAGACTGTGAGTCGCTACATCAATAATGTTGTGGCACCCAAGGTCGATGCAGAGACAGCACAGGAACTAGAGGAAGCGATATTGGGCCTAGAGGTCATGCCTTCAATGAGGGCGATGATGACCGCAGGTACAGCATTGGAACGTGACAATGTGGCGGGGTACAACTGTTCGTTTACACCTATCGACCACGTGCGTACCTTCGATGAAGTCCTTTACATCCTACTAAACGGCACAGGTGTGGGGTTCTCATGTGAAGCCAAATACACAGACAGTCTACCTAATGTCCCACGTATCATCAGTCACCGTGACGTGACTATTGGTGTCGAGGACAGCAAGGAAGGATGGGCAGATGCCTACCGTCAACTGATCGAAGAACTGTATGATGGCACCATTCCCAAGTGGGACGTGTCAGGTGTTCGACCCGCAGGTGCTCGACTGATGACCTTTGGTGGTCGTGCGTCTGGACCAGAGCCACTTGTAGACTTGTTTAGATTTACTGTGGACACCTTTATCAAGGCACAAGGGCGTAAACTTAAGCCAATCGAAGTCCACAGCATCATGTGCATGATTGGTCAGATTGTGGTTGTGGGCGGTGTTCGCCGTAGTGCCATGATTAGCTTAAGTGACCTCACAGACGAGGACATGCGTGACGCTAAGTCAGGCGAGTGGTGGATCGACAACGGTCACTATGCGTTGGCTAACAACTCTGTGGCTTACGATGGTAAACCAGATGCAGTCACATTCATGCGTGAGTGGACCGCGTTGGCTGCCAGTGGCTCAGGTGAACGTGGTATCTTCAACCGCAAGGCAGCATCAGACAAAGCCATGCGCGAAGGTATCCGTGCGACTAACTATGAGTTCGGCACGAACCCGTGTTCGGAAATCGTATTGCGTTCGAGCCGTCTAGAGAAAACCAAGAATCTAGAAACTGGTGAATACGAGTTGATGCCAGTGGTTGGCACAGGCGGACAATTCTGTAACTTAACAGAAGCAGTCATCCGTGACACAGACACGATGGATGCAATCTGTCGCAAGGTACGTCTGGCGTCTATCCTAGGCACCATTCAGGCGACAATGACCCACTTCCCCTACCTACGTGATTGCTGGAAACACAACACAGAAGAAGAGGCACTACTGGGTGTGTCACTGACTGGCATCATGGACAACGCACTGACCAATGGTAAGAAAGGTAACCTAGAGAACCGCCTACAGTTGTTCCGCAGAATTGCTGTGGATACAAATGAGCAATGGGCACGTAAACTAGGCATCAACAAGGCGGCTGCGGTCACGGCGGTCAAGCCATCGGGCACGGTTTCACAGTTGTGTTCATCGGCCTCTGGGATTCACGCACGTCACAGTGAGTATTACATTCGCACGGTACGTGGTGACAACAAAGACCCACTAACGCAGTTCATGACTGACCAAGGTATCCCATCGGAGCCGTGTGTCATGAAGCCTGACAACACCACAGTCTTCAGTTTCCCACAGTCCGCAGTCGGTTCTATCACTAGAAACGATATGGGGGCCGTAGAGCAACTAGAGATGTGGCTGATGTACCAACGTCACTATACGTGCCACAAGCCCTCTGTGACTGTCTCAGTGGGTGAGGATGAATGGCCTGAAGTGGGTGCATTTGTCTACAAGCACTTTGACGAGATGTCAGGCGTGTCGTTCTTACCTCGGTTTGACCACACGTATGCACAGGCACCTTACCAAGATTGCACAAAAGAAGAGTACGCGGCTGCATTAGCAGTAATGCCAACACGCATCGACTGGTCCAAACTATCGGACTACGAGAAAGAGGATGGGACCAAGGCGTCACAAACCCTCGCGTGTACTGGTGGCGTCTGCGAAATCGTAGATATTAGTGCCTAAAGGTTGGCCCTTCGGGGCCGCCTCCACTACTCCCAATACTAATGCTAAGGACTAACAAATGTTTACAGTAGAACATGAAGACAACTACACAAAGGTTGTGGTCGTCGATGAGACTGCGAAACATGAAGACGTCGATATGTTCCTAGAGAACGATGGACGTGTGTATATACGTCAGTTTGACGAAAAGAATAATGCACATGAAATACTGATAGTTTCCTACCACCAACTACTTGATCTAATAGCCGCCTTGGATTCACCAGAGGGCATGTTCGAGACTGAGCTACGAAAACAAGCAGATTAGTCGATTTTGAGTATTGACCATAAGTATCATTTTGGTACTTTCAGGAAACCTGTCACTGAGGTTGGTGTGGAAGTGTCTGGTAGCCCTGCGATTGCTAGGCTTGCTCAGACACCCCCGTAACTCTCGTTTACAGTTGTTACCAAAAAACTAGAGTACACCTAATGTAAGACTTGGTGTACTCTTTTTCTACGTGAACATTTAGAGAACAAAAGCGAAAAAACACTGATCAGGGACGCTTTGTAGTCTCTAACCAGTGTAAGTAGGTCACCGTCTTCACTTTTGGCGAAGCATTATGGCGACCAGTAATCCAACTATTATTAGTTCGCTTATGGGGAAACCGATTCCAGAAATCATAGGATCACCTTCCTTTCAATAGACCGTAGGAACC